CACTGCACATGACTGTGCAGTAAATACCAGGCACATCATCTTCGTCTAAAAGTCTTTGATAGCAGTAGATGACGTCTATCGTTTGGTCATCCGTATCCGTGGTATCCATGTCATCGCGCAGTCGCCACTCATTGCCGGTGTCATCCGCTCCACGAGCGTTGGACTCAATGCACGCTTCCACGAAGTCCTCGTCCCACTTTTCACTAGCCACTTTGGATTTCAACTGTTCCGGTGTCATTTTCATGACGTGGAAGCAGTATGGGGCTTGCTGGGGGTCTATCGTCCACGATGGAAAGAATACGTCTTCGTCAGGGGTCAGAGCCTTGATGCGAGGCTGGTTTATTACCTGTCGCGTTACGGGTATTGTGGTCTCGCCATCCTTGCGTAATTCGCGAAGCATGGCTTTCCCCTTGGACTTGCTGACCTTAAAGTTTTCCTTCAGTAGCTCCACTAACTGAGCGTCCATTGATCCGTCAGCAATGATCTGCGCCATGTCCGGCATGGCTTGAGCAATCTCATCCATCTTGATGGCTTGCTGTTGCTTGAGGTCATGGGAGTCCCAGTACACATAGCTGATCGCCAACCCCTGTCCAAACAAGTGGTTTAAGGATAGTTCGCACTGAGTATAAAATTCATCCATGCGGCTATTGATTAGCCATCGTAGGAAGTTGCTGATGACTGCCGCTCTCGCCACGTCGTTGCTTTCCGTAGGAGTCGCTACGATGTGAGCGCGTCTTATGGCATTCATGCACATTGCCACCCTGCATCCGATCAGTTCGTCAGCTAGTCTCACCTCTTGGTCGCTTGCCCCATTCCAAGGAAATACCTCACCTGTGGAGGCTAGTGAAGTATGCTTCTTGAAGTCGCTGGACTTCCCTGCCCACTGGCAATTTCTCACATCCCAATCCCTCTGGCGGCGGTCTAGCCATTCGCCAAGATCGGACTGTGTAGTCTTGTACGCTTGGATGAGATAATCCACATCCGGTTCTTTACTTGCGTACAGAAGTTCTGGATCGCTTGCGTCCATGTGCATTGCAAAAACTACAAGCAGAGTCAGTAAGCGTCAATCAATATCCACCACCACCGGTAGTCTGGAGCATGTTATGGGTCACGTACTCCGCACCGCTGGTGACTAGGTAGCGCACTGTATCTATTTGATCTTTCCAATGCTCCGTACTGCCACCCGTTCCGGTATATTCTAGGAAGCTACTGATGGTATTCTCGCACTGGTCGCTAATGTAAAGCTTCGGACAATTCTTGTCGGTCAGCGGCTCTGTCTCATCCCAAGTGAGCAAGTTGTTGATGGCGGCGATCCCGCTCTCTATTTCCGCACCCGGCGCAGCACGGAACACAAACCCCAAGTCGGACATGCTGTTGATAATGCTGCTAGTACCTTCTTTGGTACGCACCGTGGCAGCGCCCATTCGTGGGTCAACGATTCGCTCAAAGATGTCTTCCCCCTGCTCTTGATCCTTGAAGTAAGTGGAGTAGTCAGCATATCCCCAGCCCAGTGGCTTTTGACCCGGCCCCGGCTTTCCCGTTGAGCGTCCAGCGCCATTGACGTGAGGCAATGCCCATGCGCCCATGCTTTGCTCAGGGAACTCGCGGTAGATGTAGATATGCCCCGTGTCCAGTACCGCCGCCCATATCGCCACCCAAGGCTTGCTTCCACCTGGGTCGCACACAAAATACCTCGTGCATCTTAGCGTAGGATCTTTGATGAACGGCACTTGGTCATGCGGTACGACGTTTACTTCCCTGCTGAATTTAGGGAAGCGCCCATGAAAGCTTTTGCTAGGGATTCCGTACAATCTGGCGAGCTTGATTTCTAGTGGTTGCTTGGAGTAAGTGCGGACTAGCTCGTCCGCATCAATGAAAGGACTGTCCTCAGACCACCAATTATATATGCGGCAGTCGGGCCAATTGGCGCTTATCTGCTCCACGGGTAATTCCCTACCGATCAAGCTGCTATACCGCTTCTCCACCACTTTAGCCCCTTTCAGCAGTGAGTTAATCAACGGTGTCCAGCCCTGCAACGTGGTGAAGGTCAGGATCAATCTGCCATGAAAATCAGTCAAGCGAGCGAGCAAAGTGTTGAATATATCCTCCCCAACTTCTTCATCACAAGCCACGCAGTGCGCATTCCAACCCTCAAAGATTTGGCTATCCGCCATATACTGCCGATAGTTGTTGAAATACACCGTACTTCCCCGCTCCACGTCCTCCTCAGTGGGTGGCAAAATCATCTTGTTGTCGCTGTACCCGTTCTTCTGAGAGTACAGCAAGCTGTGGTTCTCGCTCTTCTTCTTTCCACGCTTGTAACGCATGGGCAGTGCGGCGTGCATGTACTTCTGAGCGTCCGATATGCTACGCTCCTCACTGATGTGCATACTACGCAGTTCCGCTTCGGGTATCTGCATGGCAAGGTGCATCAACATACGGGATGCAAAAACGGACTTACTACTTCTGTTTCCGCCCAGAATTACGTGAATTTTCGTGTCGCCCCAAGTTTCCATCACCCTGCGCCACGATGGCAGAGTCCAGCCCCACGCTATGGGATCGTCCTTCTCAGCCTTCGGTTGGTCTAGCAATAGCCTCGTGAGCGTCTCAGCTTGTTGCGGATCTCGCTCCGTCAGTTCGTCCACCTCGTAGTCGCTAAGTGCGCATACCAACTTTCCCTTTTGATATTTCAACTGCCCTTCGGGCCACGGTATGCCAAAGTACGGGTCTACCTCGTCTGCGTAAGTTATGTTAGCCACGGTTCACCATTTCACACGCCACCACTAGCGCTGCTTCCAACGTTGCCGCCGGGACTTCTTCGCTTCCAACGAGCCAGCGGTTCGTATCCGATCCAAGGTCTCCGGGCTTAATTTTAATGGAGGTGGCCCAAGGAGTTTTACAGATGACTTGTAGTCCTTTGCACTCGTAGTCGGTAAACACCTCCCAAACTTTTTCCAATGATAGGCGCTCCATCCCTTAATAGTCTCCACTGACTTTTTCATTGAAAGCCTCCCAAATTCGCATTGCCGTCTCAGGATCGTACACCAGCTTGCCGTTCACCCTTGGGCCACCGTGCGCCACTATGCTACGCAACCATTGGCGGAAGTCATCCACCTGTTCTAAGACTTCAGCCGCCAAACCATACCGCAGTACGTCATCCACGTCGTAAGCGTGGAATACCGCAACGGGTTTAGGCTGCTCCTTCGGGGCAATCACATCCGGTTCCTTCTGCGACGTCATCATCGTGGAGTTCCACCCCGCATGAGGTACATAGCACCCATCCGGCAGCACGCCGCTGATCCAGTACTTTTTCGGTTTCATACTCATAATCTTCGTCCATAACTTTTTCTCCATTCCCAAGGGCAATCAAAGTTGTTGTTCACTGGGTCATCCCACAAATACGCCAATGCCAGGGCAGTCAGTGTCTCAACCCCCTGCATAGTGTCCATGCCATCCAGATGACGCTCACCCAGAATACTATCATGTGCAGTTCCATCCGTCTCTCCGCTCTTTGGTTTCGTCTCGTCTCGTTCCATAACTCTGCAAAATTCTACCGATCTTTACCGCTTTGCGTTCTTCCGCCTTGCGCTTCTTTACCCCGGTATCCCGCCGTTTTGGAATACGTTCCATGCCTCTTTCCATACCTCATACCTCCCGTTCTGTTTCGTGTTTGGGTTTAAATATACGCCGATGTTCCCGTTTAGCTTCACCACGGGGATTACGTACCAAGTGTCGTGCGGCTCTACGTATGCCGCCAATACGTCTACTTCTTCGGGGTTAATGGGCGTTTTCGTGGCATTCCCACTGGCGGCGAGGATCTTAAACCCCGGCTTGTTCTTTATTTGGGAGTTAGTACCCTTGACTTGTACCCTCTGGATGCGTCCGTCAGCATTCTGCACCATCACGTCGTAAGGCATGTAATCCCCATACGGTTCCAGAATATCCAGCCCACGCTTCAACGCCTGAGTCACGAACGCAGACTCATACTGACTGCCTCTGCGCTTGGCGGAACTACTCACAAAGTAACCCACTCACACTTACGCTTGGAGCAATCATATACCCACTGACTACGACCATCCCGCGAGTCCGTCTGGTGGCGCTCTATCCATGTCGGAAAACTGCTACCGGGCACGATGACCGCCGCTTGCGCTTCCGCATCCATGATCATTATCAAATGAGGTTTCGGGTCTTTGGAGTCCCATGCGTGCTTTGCCATCACCCGAACTTGGGCAAATGGATAGTCAAACGCTCCACACCATGCCTTACTACTCTGCTTCACCTCTATCGGGATGCTCAAAGTCAAGTCGCAGTCATCCGTATAGTCCTTCCAATCACCGCCGGGTGGGCATTCCTCATTGGGTTGCAAAGTCACACGGTACTTACGCTTGCGCCAATACTCAGCCGCTATGAGCACGCTAGGGTAGCTGTTGCGCAAATCTGCCAAGAAGTCTCGCTGCTTCACTTCTTCTTTTTCGGATTCCATACCAGGTCAAATAATGTCTTGCTAGGCTTCTTCCGGTCTATGTTCGTGCGGATCTTCTTGCCGTTTCTGTATGCCAGTTGCGTGTTTCCCCAAAAGCGAGACAACGCTCTGTCCAGCTTTCGCCAATCACTACCTGTGAATCCCGTGCCGTCACTCCAAGGAATCTCATCCAAGTTGCGAGTACTGGTGATCGTGTGCTCACTCATCCAGCTTCCGCCATTCTGCGCCCAATGTACTCAGCTACGGGTACACTCACCGCATTGCCCATCTGGCGGTAACGTGGCCCGTCCTTCTGCTCTTCTACCTTGCCGGTGGGCTTCCACTCATTGCCTTCTAGCTCCAAGATGCAACGCTTGCTCGTCCAGCCGTCTTCAAAGCCTTGAAGGCGTTCACACTCCATTGGGGTCAAGCGCCTGACCATAGTAGCTCCACGCATCTCGCACATGCCTTCTACGGTCTCACCGTCCACTCGCTCTAGGGTGGCGTTCATTTGCGGGTTGTCCTGCTGTAAAACACCCATCTGCAAATTGCTCGTGTCGGACTGCATCTGGCAGTTAAGAGATCCATGCACGTCCGAAGTCCAGCCAGCCTTGTTACTGCGGTCAGAGGCAGTAAACGCCACGCCAACTCCTTCCCCACCCTGCTGGCTACGCAAAGTAACGCTCACGTCCTCGGAGGATTTTGGGGTGACGTCACCATTCCATGAGCAGACTGCGTGGACTTGAGTATCGGCGGTTAAAGTATAAGCAGTTTCGCCTTCATCTGCCGAAGCACTACCTTTATTGCCCTGCATATTTACTTGCCCTACCACCTTCGGCCCACTCGCATTCGCTATCCCCGTGGCAGAGGTCACTGTCGCCGCCGTGTCACCCGTTACCTCGCCGTTGTACACGTCTGCGCCTTGGGGTATTAAATGCCCACTAAGGGCAGACTGAATGGTCAGCTTGTTTCCACCGCACTCAGAGTCCAGAGTGCCAGCTAACAGAGTCTCTGAACCACCTCCTATGTCTCCTCCCTCGCTTCGGAGCGTTCCACACCCTCGCTCGTATCCGCCATAGCTACTTGGCGTAAAGCCCGATCCAACACCGGCGGGAGCACCTTTCCCCGCTTCTCGCTCCGGCGCAGGATTCCCATGCAAGCTTTCCGTGATAGCAAGTACTTGGTCGCAGGATTCACCTCCAAAATCGCTGACAATGAACACGCGCTTCCGCCTTTGCGCCAAGTTGAAGTATTGCGAGTCCAGTACCGTCCATCCGATTTCACTAGCCCCGATCTGCTGTAACTCTCGGATGCACCTTGCAAGTGCATAACCATCGTCCGCAGAGAGCAATCCGCAGACATTCTCAGCCACTGCGATGAACCTACCTCCAGTAGCTCCTCCTCTCCGAATAGCTCGCTCTGCAAGCCCTTTGATGATTCTTGTCGCTTCAAAGAACAATCCACTTCGTTCACCTTCCAATCCTTTCCTTTTTCCCGCTACCGACAAATCTTGGCACGGGAAGCCATAAGTTAAAAAATCACAGTCGGGCAGGTCATCCACCTCAACCTTACTAACGTCGCAATACAACGGTATACCAGGGTAGCGATACGCCAATACTCCAGCAGCGGACTTGTCCCACTCCACCATTGCCACGCATTCGTGACCCGCACGCCGCATACCCTCGTCAAATCCTCCCACTCCGGCGAATAAGCTGATGAACTTCATGCCGCGAACTCCAAGTCCAAAGTCCCTTGATTATGACGAACCTCTTCCCCAGCCTGTATGCGGAGGAACTTATGCAGTTCGTCAGTGCGTCTCGGAGCGCGAAACCATCCCGTGCCATCCGTACTCTCGCAACCCATGTCCCAACAAGTCAGCAAGTGACGAACCGTGTTCACGCGACCTACGTGCACCCTGTCAAACGCTTCCACCCATTGACGCAAGTTGCGCCACTTCCATTCAAAAGTACCTCCCACGAACACTATGTCCGCTTCCGTAGGAACGTCATCCGGGGTCATCCCGTCCTGTACGCAGAATGCCCACTTGTAGTCGTAACTGCCCGATAAGACCGGATACCACTTGTCCCACTCACGCAAAGTCGCGTCACGATCCCCCACCACGTCAGGCACTACCACCCATAAAGGCTGCTTGGGGTGCGGTGAATAATGATCCAGCATCCGCAAATACAACCCCTCGCGCCACTCCTTACCTGCGTCCCATACCGCAAACCGCCCATTGTCTATGGCGTAGTCCACCCACTCGCACGGCTCTCGTAATGCCTCTTCCGGTGTGAACAACCATCCAACCGGATAACCACGACCACACCAGTAATGCACAATCC